AGCGAATTTTTCAAGGCACAGGGCATTACGGAATTTACGATTTCAAGCACCTTCAGCAGCCTGATTGAAACCCTCGCAGCCTTTGAAAAGCAGGGATTCTGCATGAACGGACTGACCGAGGTCAGGGCAAACTACACCGACTTCACCACAGGGGGAAAGAAAATTATTCCCGCATGAAACTGAGCTGAAGCAACGAGCCAAGGGGCGGAACTGCCGCCCCTGATTATCGCCCACCAGAGCCGCCACGTTTGCTCACGTTTGCTGTTTTAATTTTCTCCGCAAAGTTATCCCTTTTGCAAAACGGCGGCACACGGCGCATTTGTGGGGCTGTTGTGGCAAGGCATAAACTACACAATTATGGAGTCTTTTTTTCACGATATTTCGTTGATTTTAGCCGCTTGATAAGTGTAGAAAACTATGGTAATATACTACACAACGGAAGGCAAGAAGCCTACCAAAAAACAAATTTCAGGAGGAAACAATTATGAAATGGGAACAGGTTACAACAATGGAGCACCTTTGGAGCAACGGATGCAGCACGCAGGGTGCGGTGCTGAAATACGGCGACAAAGTTCTGGTGGCAGGGTTGACCCACAGAGGATTTGAAGCCGCCATTTACGAATTCATCGAAACGGAGGAAGAGACTGGTCTTTCCTACATCGAATGCCGTCTGAACCTTAGAACGACCGCACCGACACCCTTTGATGACGGCGGCGATGCAATGAAATGGTGCTTCGATCACCTGAACGACTAAGGCAATGGGGCTGAAAAATGCCCCTTTTCCGCTTTCTTTCAATGGTGTATATCACACAATAAAATGAGCTGATTTTCCCCGATTTTTCTGTACTTTTAGCCGCTTGCTATTATCCTCAAAAGACGGTATACTGTGTATAACGCAAGGGGGAAACCCAAGCGAATAAATTTTTGGAGGACACGAAAATGAACAAGAACATCGAGAAGGCACTGGAGAAAATCGCAATGGAAGAAAGCTACAGCATCGAGATAAGAGGAGGACTTGACGCACGTGACAACGATGAGGATGATTTCAAAGAGATCAGCGTGACAGCGCTCCAGAGAATGCTCGAAAGAGCCTACCAACTGGGCAAAAACAGCAAGTAACCAGACCGCCGAAAATCACGGCAGCCCTTCGGGGCTGTCTCTCGTACTGCCGTTTTTCGTTTCCTCCGGCAGTACAATTCCTGCCGATTTTTCGGCTTATCTTTGTGTAGATTATGATTCCAAAATGACTTGCTATCCTTGCTTTTTTATGGTAAAATACATTACAATGGAAGAGCAATCTCAATTAAAAAAATCGCCCTAAGGGGCGTTCAAAAATAACGTTTCAGACCTGATTTTTCAGGTCTTTTTTTATTCTAAAAATCTCATGAAAGGAATGATGCCGTGTGGCTGTGAGAGGAAGAAAACCCAAACCTACCGCCATGAAAGAACTGGAAGGCAATCCGGGCAAGCGACAACTAAATGCATCCGAGCCGAAGCCAGTAAAAAAAGCCCCGCCCTGCCCGAAACGGCTTGAACCCGAAGCAAAAAAGGAATGGCGCAGGCTGTCAAAGCAGCTTGAACAGATCGGCGTTCTGACCGAGGTCGATCAGGCGGCATTTGCGTCCTATTGTCAGGCATATGCCCGTTGGAAGGAAGCCGAGGAATTCATGACGCAGCACGGCACTATCGTCAAAACGAAATCCGGCTACTGGCAGCAAGTTCCGCAGGTATCCATCGCACAAACTTATCTGAAAATCATGAATAAGATCGCAGAGCAGTTCGGACTGACACCGGCGGCAAGAAGCCGTATCACTGCCGGTGCGGAGATGAAGGACGCTTCCGATGATATGGAAAAACTGCTCGGAGGTGGATAATGGCGAGAACCGCAAAAGCAAGAGAAAGACCGAAAAATTATCCGAAGCTGACAGACTACAATCCCTCACGCTTCATGCTGCCGGATTCGCACTACGATGCAGAAAAGGCAGACAGGGCTGTTCGTTTTATCGAAAACCTCTGCCATACCAAAGGTCGCTGGGCGGGTAAACCGTTCTGGCTGCTGCCTTGGCAGGAGCAGATCATACGGGATATTTTCGGTATCGTCAAGGAGGATGATACACGGCAGTTTCGGACGGTGTATGTCGAGATCCCTAAGAAAAATGGAAAACAGCTTGCATTGGATACACCTATCCCGACTCCGCAGGGATTCACCAATATGGGTGACCTGAAAGTCGGTGATACTGTATTTGACGAAAACGGTAAGCCGTGTCATGTCATTGCGAAAAGCCCTGTAGATGATACGGAACAAGCGTATAAGTTGACTTTCAAGGACGGCAGTTCGATCATTGCAGGAGAACGGCATTTGTGGAATTGCCAGTATATTTACGGAAAACGCAGAGATGTCCTGTGGACAACGGGTGAAATATATCGCCGAACGACGGAATATAGGGAACGGTTTTCTGACAGACCGCAGGCATTCAGAGATTCACTTATCAGAATCCCTGTTTGTGGTGTGCTTCAAACAACAAAGGCTGACCTTCCCGTTGATCCATACCTTTATGGCTACTGGCTCGGAAACGGCAATGCAATGAAGCCGGAGATCACGATAAGAACGGAGGATGTTGATGATGTAATATCGTTTATCCCGTATAAGCCACACAATCGTTATCCGCAGAAATGCGGCGGCAGCGAAATTGTAAAATACAATGAGCTGAAACCAATATTGCTGGATTCATTTCGTGAAAAGAGAATCAGACCTGAGTATCTGAGAGCATCAGAACCTCAGCGATGGACGCTCCTACAGGGGTTAATGGATTCAGATGGCTGCATAGGTGAGCGTAAGGGTCAAAGTGTATATGTTACCACATTGCAGGATCTTGCGCTATCTGTCCGAGAACTGCTGTGGTCACTCGGAATCAAAAACGCAGTCAAATGCGAACCTTCTACGCGGCATGGTTGGCCTACCGGCGAAATACTGTATATCATTCGTTTCACCACTTTCGATAATCAGCCAACAACAAGACTGATAAGAAAAGGTGTAAGATCACGCATGAGGACAAGAGATACACGTTCCTGCTATCATTATCTGCTGGATATTCAACCTTTGGATTATCCTGTGAAGATGCAGTGCATTCAGGTGGACAGCCCAAGTCATCAATATCTCGCAGGTACTTCAATGATACCTACGCACAACAGTGAGCTTGCCGCAGCGATAGCGCTGTATCTGCTTTACGCCGACAACGAGCCATCCGCCGAGGTATACGGTGCGGCAGCAGACCGTCAGCAGGCTTCTATCGTGTTTGAGGTTGCAAAGCGAATGGTAGAATTAACGCCTGCGCTCCTGAAACGCTCCAAAATTATGGCGGCAACAAAGCGGCTTGTGAACTACAGCAATGTGGGATTTTATCAGGTTTTATCGGCGGAAGTCGGAACAAAGCACGGTCTGAATGTATCTGGGCTTGTTTTGGATGAGCTTCATGTGCAGCCTAATCGAAATTTAGTGGATGTTCTCACAAAAGGTTCCGGCGATGCACGTACTCAACCGCTGTACTTTCTTATCACAACTGCCGGAACTGACAGGAATTCTATCTGCTTCGAGTACCACACAAAAGCGCAGGATATTCTGAAAGGACGGCGCATTGATCCGTCTTTTTATCCGGTTATTTATGGGCTTGATGACGGCGACGACTGGAACGCAGAAGAATCGTGGTACAAAGCAAATCCCTCGCTGGGTCATACTATCACAATTGACCGTGTGCGGGATGCGCACCGTGAGGCACTCACAAATCCGGCGGAAGAAAATGTATTCCGTCAGCTTCGTCTTGATCAATGGGTTGGCAGTTCAGTTGCATGGATTCCGGAGCATATTTACGACAAAGGAAATATTCCGATTGATTTGGAATTGCTCCGTGGGCGAGAGTGCTATGCAGGACTTGATCTTTCCAGCACAAGTGACATAACCGCTTTTGTACTGGTGTTTCCACCTCTCCACGAGGGTGATAAATACATCGTTGTTCCTCATTTCTGGCTGCCGAGGGATACGCTCAACCTACGTGTCCGCAGAGATCACGTTCCCTACGATGTGTGGGAGCGAATGGGACTTTTCCACATCACAGAGGGCAATGTTGTGGACTATAACTTCGTGCGAAAAACGGTCAACCAACTGCATGAGATCTATAACATCAAAGAAATCGCAGCAGACCGCTGGAATGCCACACAGCTAATTACCGATTTACAAGGCGATGGATTTACCGTTGTTCCTATGGGAATGGGCTTCAAAGATATGTCGCCGCCGATGAAAGAGCTGTACAAGCTGCTGTTAGAGGGAAAATTTATTCACGGCGGCAATCCTGTTTTGCGGTGGATGGCTGGAAATGTTGTTGCGGAAATTGATGCGGCGGAAAATATCAAGCCGAGCAAGAAAAAATCCACTGAAAAAATAGACGGCATTGTGGCATGGATCATGGCGCTTGATCGCTGTATCCGTCATGAGATGCAGGGCAGCGTTTATGATGATCCCGACCATGATCTGGTCATTATTTAAGGAGGGCGATAATATGGGATTTATGAGTTGGCTTGGATTCGGAAAGCCGAGAGACGCGCCGAAAATCCCCGATATTTCGGACAATGTCCGTGATTCGGGTAATCTGTTTGTTTTCGGCATGACGCACAGCGGTGAGCGTGTGGACGAGCGAACTGCAATGCAGATCGTAACCGTTTATGCCTGCGTCAGACTGCTCTCAAATACGATCGCAGGACTTCCCCTGCACCTCTACAGATACACCGGCAAGGGCGAGGATAAGGAGTTAGCGTTCGATCATCCGCTATATAAAATTTTGTATCGTCAGCCCAATCCCGAAATGAGTTCCTTTTCATTCTGGGAGGCTCTGATGTGCCATTTATTGCTGTGGGGTAACGCCTATGCGCAGATCGTCCGGGACGGCAAAAACGGCATTTTAGGGCTGTATCCGCTGCTGCCGGAGAATGTGGAGATCGACCGTGACAAAAATGGAAACCTATTCTACACTTACCACGCTTACACAGACGAAAAGCCCGGCGAGCATGACAAGGACATCATTTTTCAGCGTGATGAAATTCTTCACATTCCGGGTTTGGGATTCAACGGACTGGTGGGATTTTCGCCCATTGCCATGATGAAAAATGCGCTGGGTTCGGCAATGGCAGTGGAGCGATACGGCAATGCTTTCTTCAAAAACGGCGCGCAGCCTGCCGGAGTTCTGGAGCATCCGGGGGTTCTCAAAAATCCTGAGAAGATCAGGGAGAATTGGTCACGAGTTTACGGCGGTGCAAGAAATGCTCATCGCATTGCAGTTTTAGAGGAGGGCATGTCCTACAAACCGATCTCACTTCCGCCCGAAGATTCGCGGTTTTTGTCGACTCGTGAATTTGACGTGGAGGAGATCTGCCGTATGTTTCAGGTACCGCCCCATCTGGTGCAGGACTTGAAACGCAGCACTTTCAACAACATCGAAAATCAAGGCATCGCATTTGTGCAGTATTCCTTGATGCCGTGGATCATCCGCATTGAAAAGGGCATTATCAAAGATCTGCTTTTAGAGGAAGAACAGGATATTTACTTTCCAAAATTCAACGTGGACGGACTGATGCGCGGCGACTATCAATCCCGCATGAACGCTTATGCGATCGGTGTGGGAAATGGCTTCTTTTCGCCAAATGATGTGCGCCGTCTTGAAAATATGGATTTGATTCCCGACGAACAGGGCGGCAATGATTTCTACCTCAACGGGAGCTACAATAAATTGCAGGATGCGGGTGCGGCATATGCCGTAAATCAGCCGAAAACAAACGATAATACGTCAGAAAATGAAGAATAATGGAGGAGATAATATGCAGAAATTCTGGAACTGGATCCACGATGACAGCGGCGGCAGGGTTCTCCGCCTTGAAGGACCTATCGACTCGGAGTCGTTCTGGGGCAATGAGATCACGCCGCAGGATTTCCGTGACGAGCTGTACGCAGAGGAGGGAGACATCACTCTTTGGGTCAACTCGCCCGGCGGCAACGTTTTTGCGGCAGCCGAAATTTACACGATGATTCGGGATTATCCGCACAAGATCACTGTGAAAATTGCAAGCATCGCAGCATCGGCAGCAAGCGTGATCGCAATGGCTGGAGATACCGTGCAGATGTCACCGATAGCTTTGTTAATGGTGCATGATCCGTCCACAATCGCTATGGGAAACGCCAAGGACATGGAAAAAGCAATCAGCACTTTGAATGAAGTCAAGGAGAGCATTATCAACGCATACGCCGCAAAGACGGGACTTTCCCGAAGTAAAATTTCAAAGCTGATGAGCGATGAGACATGGATCAATGCGAAAAAAGCTGTGGAGTTAGGCTTTGCGGATGAAATTCTCTTTGACGAAAAATCGAAAGAAAAGCCCGATGATGAGCCGGAAGAACCCGACAAGCCGGATGAGGAAGGCGGTGACGATGAAGGAGATGAAGAGAAAAAAGAACCTGACAAGGAGAAGAAGCCGTTTAAGTTGGACACCGATGCCCTTTGGCAGTACAGTACCCGTATCATGGGACAGACCATTCTGGGAAAAATCGGCGCATACTGCAAAAATCCGGACGAAAACAACAGTGCCGATAACACGCCGAAATCTTCCGAGAAAGGGCTGACTGTCACAATGCCGGATATGCCTGTGATCGGCATGGACGGCAAAACTGCTGACGGCTCTATGCCGTATGAAATTCTTAGGAAACAGCTTGCTTTCATGAAATAAGCGGGCTGTTATTTTTATGCGATACCGGAAAATTCCGGAGAAATGGAGAAAAGATATGAGCAAAATTATGGAACTTCGCAGCAAACGAAATACCCTGTGGGAGCAGACAAAGGACTTCCTTGAAAAACACCGTGGCGAGAACGGTCTTGTGGAAGCTTCCGCTGTCGAGCAGTACAACAAGATGGCAAGTGAGGTGCAGGCTCTCGGCGCAGAGATCGAGCGTCTGGAACAGCAGGCTGCCGTGGATGCTGCGCTTTCTGCACCAACTTCAAAACCTGTCAACAATGCGCCCAATCAGTCTGCATCCAAAGCGGAGGGAACTGCAAGTGACGAGTACAAAAACGCCTTCTGGGATATGATCCGCAACAAGGGAGATCAGTTCGCCGTCCGCAATGCCCTTTCTGTCGGCGAGGACACCGAGGGCGGCTACACTGTTCCCCCGGAGTTTGAACGCCGTCTGATTCAGGCTCTTGAGGAAAACAACATCTTCCGCCAGATGGCGACTGTCATCAAGACAAATTCCGGCACTCGCAAAATTCCTATCGCCAACGATACGATGGAGGCCCAGTGGATCGACGAGGGCGAGGAGATTCCCGAAACTGATACAAAGTTCGGACAGACAACCCTTTCCGCTTACAAACTGGGTACGATGATCAAGATCAGTAACGAGCTGCTGCACGATTCCGCTTTCGACCTTGCAAGCTATATCGCCACTCGTTTCGGCGTAGCAATGGGAAATGCGGAGGAGCGCGCATTTTTCACAGGTGACGGCGACAAAAAGCCTCTCGGAATCCTTGCGGAAACAGGCGGCGCAGAGCTTGGTGTAACTTCTGCATCTCAGACGGCGATCACTTTTGATGAGATTTTCGACCTCTACTACAGCCTGAAATCGCCCTACCGCCGCAATGCGCAGTTCATCTGTAACGAGACGCTTCTTCTCCAGCTTATGAAGCTGAAGGACAAAAACGACAACTATATTTGGAAGCCCAGCCTTGATATCGCCAAGCCCGATACCATTCTCGGCAGACCTGTCCACACCAGTTCCTTCATGCCCACAGTCGGCAAGGGCGAGCGTGTTCTTCTCTTCGGCGACCTGAAAAATTACTGGGTTGCCGACCGTCAGAACCGCACCTTCCGCCGCCTGAACGAGCTGTATGCACGCACAGATCAGGTAGGCTTTATGACGACTCAGCGTGTGGACGGCAGGCTGATCCTGCCTGAATCCGTTAAGGTTCTGAAAATGGCAGGAAGTAAGGCGACTACAGGCGGTACAACCTGATAAGAACGGAGGGCAGCTATGAGTTTGCTTTCACTGCCGGAAACGAAAAATTATCTCCGTGTTGACAACTGTGAGGATGACAAGCTCATCCTCACGCTGATCGACACTGCGCATCGGCTTGTAATGGATGTGGGGCGCATGGACGAAAAGCAGCTTGCAGAGAATGAGGAAACCTCACGTCAGGCTATGCTTTACACAGTTTCCTACCTCTACGAAAACCGAAATACTGCGGATTTTCACAAGCTGACTCTCACCTTGCGTTCCATTTTATTTGCACAGCGTGAAGGAGTGATTTAGTGGAAATCGGGAAATTAAATCAGCGTATCACGATTTTAGCGCAATCGACACATGTCGATAACATTGGAAATCACAAGGCTCAGTGGGAGGAATTATTCTCCTGCTGGGCTGCTGTTTCGGTGAAAAACTCGGCTGAAAATTCCGATAACGGCACTACAAAAGAGGTGCAGACATTGCAGTTTATGATCCGGCAAAATAATATGACAATGGGAATTACTACAACTGCAAACCGCATTTCTTTTCGTGGTATTCTGTATGATATTATCGGAATATCGCCAAATTATGAGTATCGTGATTATCTGAAAGTCACTGCAAAAGCAAGGAAAGCAGGTGCTTCTGATGACCAGTATTGACGATATGGCTGATGAAATTATGAAAGGCTTACAGGAATATGCAGACCTTGCGGATACTGCCATGAAAAAGGCAGTCCGCAAGACTGCCACATCTGTTAAAAATGAAATTTCTGCAAATGCTCCGAAACGAACAGGAAAATATGCGAAAAGCTGGACGACGAAAAAAGTCAAGGAGAATAGCCATTCTCTTGAAATTACCGTCCATTCCAAAGACCGCTATCAGATTGCACACTTACTCGAAAAGGGACACGCTAAGCGGAATGGTGGACGAGTTGCAGGCAAGCCGCATATTGCTCCTGCAGAGGAAAACGGAGTAGATTTATTGGAATCGCTCATTGAAAAGGAGTTGTCATGAGTTACGAAGAAATCAACGAAATGATGCTTGAAATGGGGCTGCCCTTCGCATACCACCATTTTGCCGAGGGCGAAAGTCCGAAGCCGCCTTTTCTGATTTTTCTGTCACCGGGCGAGCATACTTTTTCGGCGGATAATCGGATGTATCACAGCTTCAAAAAGCTGGATATTGAACTGTATACCGATGAAAAATCTCCCGAAACAGAGGCGGAGATCGAAGCTGTTCTGCGGCATCATCACATTTTTTACAACAAAACCGAAACATGGATCGCATCTGAAGAGATGTATGAAGTGTTATACGAAATGGAGGTTTGAGCTATGGAAAAAAATAAGATCAAATTTGGTCTGAACAGAGTGCATTGGGCGAAAATTTTGTCTTATGATGAAGATGGAATGCCTGTATATGCTGCGCCGGTCAGGCTGCCCGGCGCTGTATCGCTAAGCATTGACGCAAGCGGCGAAAATGAGCCGTTTTTTGCCGATAATTGCGTGTATTATATGTGCAACAATAATTCCGGATATGAGGGGGATTTGGAGATTGCCCTCGTAACTACTGATTTTGCAACGGAAATCCTGGGGCAGAAACTGGACAGCAAGGGCGTTCTTGTGGAAAGCAATGATGCGGAAGTTGCCGAGTTTGCGTTGTTTTTCGAGTTTGAGGGCGACAAGCATAAGATTCGCCATGTGATGTATCGTTGTTCTGTGGCGCGTCCTGCAACGGAATCTGCAACTACTGAGGATTCCAAGGAAGTAAAGACGGAGTCCCTGTCGCTGACCGCTTCGGCTCTCGAAAATGGGCTTGTAAAGTCAAAAAGCTGCGAGGCAACGGACAAGACGGTTTATGATAACTGGTACAAATCTGTCTATATTCCGACTTTTTCAACCGCTAAGACGCCTGCCAAAACAACATCTTAATGGAGGTACAGTATGGCTATCAAGAAAAATATTATCGTAGACGGAATCGAAGTACCGTTCAAAGCGAGCGCCGCTGTGCCTCGTCTTTATCGTCTGAAATTTGGTCGTGATATCTATAAAGATTTTGCTTCTTTGCAGAAAAATGTCAAAGAGGGTGATGAGGAAAACTCCACGCTTGACATTGAAAGTCTGGAGGTTTTTGAAAATATAGCCTTCGTAATGGCGAAACACGCAGACCCGGAGAACGTTCCCGATAATCCCGATGACTTTTTGGAGCAGTTCAACACGTTCAGTATTTATGAAATTCTTCCGCAGCTTATTGAATTGTGGGGACTGAATACCGCCACGCAAGTGGAATCTAAAAAAAACATCGCAAAACTGACCGCCCGATGACGACTCCGCTTTTCCTCCTGAGATGCAAACAGCTCGGTCTTTCGATGACCGAGCTTGATTTGCTGACAATTGGTTTGATTAATGATATGTTCAGTGAACGTGAGCGAGATGATGAAAAATGGAGCATTCTTGCAGATCAGGATGCGATGGACAAATTTTAGAAATATATCAACCAATAATCTTATATTTTTCATTTATCTCCATAATGACCACGGCAACTGACAATATAAATTCTGTCACCTTCAACATGATATACAAGGCGATCCTTTTCATTAATTCGCCGACTAAATTCTCCATGTAGATTATTTTTCAAAGCTTCAGGCTGACCAATACCATCAAGACATCCATTTCTCTCTATATCCTTGATAAGCTGATTAATACGTTTCAGTGTCTTTTTGTCTTGTGCCTGCCAGTAAAGATAATCTTCCCATGCGTCATCTGACCAGATTTTTTCACTCATCTTCCACCTCAATCAATTCATGAGCGGTACCCTTTCCGTCACGAAGTTCCTGAACTGCTTTCATGATATGTGCTTGATTTGCTTCGCTGTAAAAGGGATCAGCGGACTGAGAAATCTCAAACGGAATGCGGTGTTCACGCAGAACGGCTTTTACAAAAAGGTTGATAGCAGCGGATGTGTTTAATCCTACATCAGAGCAAAAATTATCAAATGCCATTTTATCATTCTCGTCAATGCGAGCAGAGATTGTTGCTTGTGCCATATTAGCAACTCCTTTCAGTATTATTCTTGCTTCTATTATACCACTATTGTATGCAAATTGCAAGCGTTTGTATAACAATTTTAAAATTTTTTTGAAAAGAGGTGACCCACCACGGCAAACAGAATAAAAGGGATAACCGTTGAAATAGGCGGCGACACAACTAAGCTCTCTAAAGCTCTCGAAGGTGTCAACAAAAACATTAAAAACACCCAGACTCAGCTAAAAGACGTAGAAAAGCTGCTGAAACTTGATCCGACCAATACGGAACTTTTATCGCAAAAACAGAAACTTCTTGCAGATACAATCGGCTCAACTAAAACCAAACTGGAAACTCTGAAAACCGCCGCAGAACAGGCAAATACGGCACTCGCAAACGGCGACATATCGCAGGAACAGTATGACGCTTTACAGCGAGAAATTATTGAAACGGAAAACGAATTGCAGCGTTTGCAGAATGAAGCTGAGAAGTCAAAAACGGCGCTCGTTAAAATCGGTGAAGCCGGAGAAGTTCTGCAAGATGTGGGCGATAAGATCAGCGGCGCAGGCGAAAAATTGCTCCCAGTAACCGCAGGTGTGACTGCCCTCGGAACTGCTGCTGTGAAGACCGCCTCTGATTTCGATTCTGCCATGAGCAAGGTCGCCGCTGTTTCCGGTGCTACCGGAGAGGACTTGCAGGCACTCCGTGACAAGGCTCGTGAGATGGGCGCAAAGACCAAATTTTCGGCATCCGAAGCCGCCGAAGCGATGAACTATATGGCGATGGCGGGCTGGAAATCAGGCGATATGTTGTCGGGAATCGAGGGCATTATGAACCTTGCCGCCGCAAGTGGTGAAGACCTCGCAACAACCTCTGACATTGTTACAGATGCATTGACCGCTTTCGGCTTAACCGCCGATGACAGCGGTCATTTTGCTGATGTGTTGGCGGCGGCAAGTTCTAATGCAAATACAAATGTGTCAATGCTCGGCGAATCCTTCAAATACTGCGCTCCGATTGCCGGTGCATTGGGATTTTCCTGCGAAGATACTGCCGAGGTCCTCGGACTTATGGCGAATGCCGGTATAAAGTCTACGCAGTCCGGTACGTCTATGCGCTCCATTATGACGGCGCTTTCGGGCGATGTCAAATTCTGCTCCGACGCATTCGGTGAAATGGAAATTGCCACTTCAAATTCTGACGGTTCAATGCGTGAATTGTCCGATATATTGGCGGATTGCCGTGTTGCTTTCGATCAGATGTCAGAATCAGAAAAAGCATCAGCAGCACAGTCTTTGGTGGGCAAAAATGCCATGTCAGGATTTCTCGCTCTCATGAATTCCGCACCTGCTGACATCGAAAAACTATCTGGAGCGATTGACAACTGTGACGGCACATCGCTCCGCATGGCAGAAACGATGCAGGATAATCTTGGCGGTCAGCTTACTATTTTGAAGTCGCAGCTTGAGGAGCTTGCTATTTCTTTCGGCGAAATCCTGATGCCTGCCATTCGTGAAATTGTGGCGAAAATCCAAGGATTTATCGACAAACTGAATCAGCTTGACCCGGCAACAAAGGAAACGATTATCAAAATTGCTCTGGTTGCGGCGGCTCTCGGACCTCTGCTGATCGTGGTAGGCAAAACCATTTCAACGGTCGGAAGCCTGATGACCTTTATCAGCAACGTTCCCACGATGATCGCAGGTGCAAAAGCTGCTTTTGCAACTTTAAGCGGTGCGATTGGTGGGATTTCCGCACCCGTGGTTGCCGTTGTTGCAGCGATTGCTGCACTTGTGGCGGCTTTCGTGCATCTGTGGAATACTAACGAAGATTTCAGAAACAGCATCATTGCGATTTGGGAGAAAATCAAGGCTACGTTTTCAAATCTGACGCAGGGAATTGTTGACCGTCTGAACGCTCTCGGATTTAATTTTGAGGATTTCGGCGATTTGGTACGGTCTATATGGCAGGGATTGTGCGATATTCTTGCACCGTGGTTTGAGGGCGTTTTCACCTATATTGCGGAAACTTTTGATGTTATCGTTGATGTGATTCTCGGCGTTCTGGATATTTTTATCGGGTTGTTTACTGGCGACTGGGAGCAGATGTGGAGCGGTATCAAGGGCATTTTTGTCGGAATATGGGACTACATCAAAAATTGCTTTTCCAATATTCTGAATACCCTCGAAGGTATCGCAGATGTATTTTTTGGTTGGTTCGGAACATCATGGAGCGAGGTCTGGACGGCAATCAAGGACTTCTTCGTTGGAATCTGGAACAGTATCAGCAATTTTATTACGAATATTTTTACAGGAATTCAGACGTTTTTCACGACAATATGGACTGCGATTAAAGATTTCTTTGTCGGTATCTGGAATACGATATACAGCTATATTTCGGAGAGAATCACGGCAATTCAGACTGTTATCACGACCGTGTGGAACGCCATTTCTACGGCAATATCCACGGTATTAAATACTATCTGGACGGCTATCAGCACGGTCTGGAATACTATTTATGAATTTATTTCTCCTCTTTTGGAGGCTTTTCGTTATCTGTTTGAAACCATTTTTCAAGCGATCCATATCATTATCAGCAATGTTATGGACTGGATCTCCGAAAAGATTCAGACTGCTTGGAATGCTATAGTTGGCTTTGTTACGCCGATTTTAGAGGGTATCAGAACTTTCTTTGAAACGATATGGAATGCGATCTCAACGGCGATTTCTACGGCTATGGACACTATTTATAGTGTAGTTTCTACTGTATGGAACGCCATTTCCGGCTTTATTTCGGGAATTCTGAACTCTATCTGGTCGGTGATTTCTTCCGTCTGGAATACAATTAGTGGTACAATTTCAGGCATTTTAAATGCTATTTCAAGCACTGTTTCAAATATCTGGAATGCTATCAAAAACACTATCACAAACGTAATGAACAGCATCAAAACAACTGTATCTAACATTTGGAACAGTGTAAAATCGGCAATTTCTAACACAATCACTGGTATCAAAGATACAATCGTGAATGGTTTCAATAATGCTGTGAACTTCGTGAAAAATCTTGCTTCCGAGGCGTGGAACTGGGGTGCGGATATTATAAACGGCATTGTTGAGGGAATAAAATCTAAAATTCAGGCTGTTGCCGATGCTGTAACGGGTGTTGCGGATAAAATCAAAAGTTTCCTGCATTTCTCTGTGCCTGATGAAGGACCTTTGACCGATTTTGAATCTTGGATGCCGGACTTTATGCAGGGACTTGCTGACGGTATTTCGGCAAATGCAGGAATGGTAAGCGATGCTCTCGGCACGTTCGGAACGAATATTACAACGGCTCTGACTGAAACTTTCCAGACAGCAATGTCCAATATCGTAACGACTGTGCAGACGTTTATGGAAAACACGCTGACGGAAGTTACAACTGTCTGGAATAACATCAAAACGAATATGGACACTGTTCTCGCAGGTATCGGAAATGCCGTAAAATCGGGATGGGATTCAATCAAGAATGTGATTTCTACAGCGATAAACGGCATTAAAAATGTTATTTCAACTGTGTGGAATGGAATCAAAACTTTCATTTCTGACGGTCAGTCAAATATGAAAAACACGATTACTTCCACTTGGAGCAGCATTTCTGACGGCGTGAAAAATACTGTAAATTCGGTAAAATCTGCCGTTTTCTCCGCTTGGAACGCCATGCCCGATGCGGTTCATGGAGCTATGAACAACGTCCGTGATACCGTTTTCAATATCTGGGATAATGTGAGAAGCGGCGTGTGGGATAGGCTCGGCGGCATTCGTGACGCTGTTTCTGATGGGCTTAATTCCGCTGCGGAATGTATCAGGAACATCGTAAATTCCTCGTGGCAGTGGGGTTATGACCTTATGCAGAATCTTATCAACGGTATCCGATATATGATTGGAGATCTTATCAATACGGTTGCTGATGTGGCAAATTCAATCTGGGAATATCTGCATTTTTCCGTTCCCGAAAAAGGTCCTCTGACGGATTTTGAAAGCTGGATGCCGGACTTCATCGGCGGTCTTGCTGATGGTATCAACAAAAGCAAAAAGCTGATTTCTAAGGCTGTAGAGGGCGTTGCTGATGCAATGCAGATGACTTTGGATTCCAACATCGGACTGAACCTTGACGGAATTTCTTCACCCATGAAATACGAAAATCCTGCCGGAACGGTTATCAATAATTATGACAACAGCCGGACAGTAAATCAGACGAATAATTCGCCGAAATCGCTGTCACGGCTGGAGATCTATCGGCAGACACGGAATGCGTTGATAACGTAGAAAGAAGCGATTTTTGTCGCTCCTTCGGCTCTGTAAATTAGAAGTCGTGAAACTATTCAAGCCATTGAATAAACGCTGTTTTATCTGTACTGTTATATCCCGCGCGGCTATAAAATTTAAATGTCGTTTCTTCCTTTGAACCAGTAAGTAACATCATTTTATAACAATTTGCTTTTTTTGCTATTTCTTTAGCATAATTAAGGCACTCTGTTGCATATCCATTTCCACGATATTTTTCATGTGTAACAACATTTTCAACAAATGCATATGGTCTGACATTTCTTGTTAAGTTTGGAATAATCACACATACGCAAGAAGAAACAATTATACCATCTATCATATTAACGATAATATGATGATTTTCATCTTGGATAATAGTACTCCATGTTCTTTTTAAATGCTCTGTCATTTCTGGAATAGACTTTTCATGTAAATATAAGTATAATTGTAATAATCCATTTAATTCATTTTCAGCAATTTCTCTAACCATACGGCATCTCCCTATATTTCGATTTATACAGTTACAGTATACCACATTTCCCCGAAAAAGTCAATCTGCTGAAAGGAGATTTTATCCCATGCACTTCACCCTAATTCTTGCAAACGAAACTGGCGACCAACTCAATCTGACCACCACTTCCAACAGGTATATGACCTCCGAAATTGACGGTTTGTATCCGCCTGCCGGAACGATAAGCACATCGACTTATGCAGGCATGAACGGCTCATATCTCAACAACGCTTTCATTGAAAAACGTAGCCTTGTGATTACTTTTCAGATGCGTGGGGTTGGCATTGAAAAGCGGCGGCACGAGCTGTACAAAGTGATCAAGCCGTCACGATATATCAAGATTTACTATCAAACAGCGAATATTGATGTGTACACCGAGGGCTATGTAGAAACCTGCGAAGTGCAGAATTTCGAGCAGTTCACAAGCGGACAGATCAGTATTATCTGTCCTGATATTTACTGGTACTCGACAGAAACACAAATTGCCGAATACTCGCAGATTTTCGGAGCTTTTCATTTCATTTTTCCCGATGATGACAAACCCTTTCCGCTTGGAAAATACAACACGCAGAATATGATGACGATTCAGAATGACGGTGATGAAACGGGCTTCACACTTGAGATTAGCGGAGGACCTGCAAAAAATCCGACTCTGTACAACGCCGAAACAGATGAATATGTGCAAATTCTCGGCGATATTGAGGAGGGTGATATCATAAGAATCACCACAAAAACAGGCAATAAAACGGTCACTCTGGAGCGTGAGGGCGTGCAGGAGAATATCATCAATCGTCTTGTGTCAGGTTCAACATGGCTTACCTTACGTGAGGGTGAAAATAAATTTTATCTCCGTGCGGCAAATGGACTGCGAAATTTAAAAGTCCGATTGATTCACCGCAACGCATATTTAGGAGTGTGAAAAATGCAGATTGAAATTTACAAAATGACAGCGAATGAAAATACTCTGGCGATAACGCTTGAAGCAATCTGCGACAGTTTTTCAAGTCTTTTGTGGGATGTGGAATATTACTCCTGCGGCGTATTTGAAGTATATATCGCCGCAAATCCACGAAACATTGAGATTTTCCAGACTGGAAGAATTGTCGGCAGAGATGATGACAAGGAGCATTTCGGACTGATAGAATCCGTTAAAATCGAAACAGACGCAGAAAACGGCGACTACTTGATTGTGGGTGGTCGCTTTTTGATGTGCCTTTTGGAACGCAGAATAATTTATCCGACTTTGAGTTTTACAACCGAAAAGACATATGCGGAAATTGTGCATACCGCCGTTATAAATAACGCCATAAACGCTGAAAACAGGACGATTCCGGGACTTGCTCTTGGTAATGTTTCCGGCAGTTGTTGGGAACAGAAAACCAAATTACAGGTCAGCTACGATAATCTGATGCGGTGGATTTACACCATTTGTGAGAAAATCAACGGTACGGCAAATATTCGTCTTTCCAAAATAAACGGCGAACAATATGAAATGCTCCTTGACCTTTCCGAAGGTGCTGACAGAAGCATTTTGCAGGAAGAAAATCCGCACATTATCTTTTCAGATGGATACACAAATCTGCTGTCGTTCACATATTCCTCTGACATTTCAGTACAGCGGAATTTTGCCTATGTTCTGGGGAAGGGCGAAGGTGAAGAACGAAGGAGAACAACATACTTTGACGGTGACGAGCCTTCATTTTTAGAGCGTTACGAGGTATATGTAGATGCTAAAGATATGGCGGACGAGCAACAGGAAAATGGCGAATCTAAGCCGATTTCAGAAAATGAATACATTGAACTGCTGAAAGAACGTGGAAAGGAAAATATTGTTCAACCGCTGACAGCATCGGAATCGCAGATCGCAGTGCAGTCCACGCAGTTTCGGTATAACACAGATTATTTTGTCGGCGATTATGTGACCGTGGAGCATCAGCGATTTGGCTTGATACAGCCGAAAATACAGCTGATTGGCATGATCGAGAGCTTCGACCAAAATGGTCGCTCACTTACACCAACATTCAGGGAGGTATGATTTTATGGCATTTTCATTTGGATTTTTCAATTCTAAAGGATTGGACAGAACCTACACAGCGGAGAATTTCTGTGATTATCTTGGCAGCATTATTTGCAATGGCATTCAGGATAATTACGGCGACTGCTTCAAATTGACGGCTGCGGCAACTGGTCTGAAAGTTACTGTTGGACGTGGAAAAGCGTGGATAAATGGGCATTACTTCATCAATGACGCTCGCTACAGCATTGATTTGTCAGGATATCAGGATGAATCGCTGCCAAGGTATGTGGGGATTGCAATTTACCTTGACACAACGGAATCCGTCCGAAATGTATCGCTGAAACTGTTTCCGGGAACGCCTGCGGAGAATCCTGCTTTGCCTACAATTCCGCAGGACGATGACCATGTGCGACTTCTGATGTATGCGGTGCGGCTTAATGTCGGGGCAACTTCTCTGACAGAGCGTGACTGGTACGATTACCGTGAGGATTCCAACGTTTGCGGCTATTGCAGGTGTATTTTAGGCAAGTGCAAAGTGTCCGAAATTATGGACGCTTACGATAAAAACAACCGACTTCTGGAATCGTTGCAGGAGCAAATCGGTGAACTTTCGGAGCGTATAAGCAGTATCACGGGTGAAATTTCAGACATTGGTCAGATAGGAGAAAACGCCTATTATACGCAGTATTCTGATGGTACGCTTAGTATCAGCGGAAATGGCGCAACAAATGATTACACAGGATTTGCGATTCAGCTTGGATATTCTGACGAGCCTGATTCGCCGTTTTATGAGAATGACAGCATTCAAAAGGTTAAACTTTCAAGCGGAATAACGGCTCTTGGAAACTGGCTGTTTGCGGCTTGCTTTAACCTTGAAAATATCGTATTGCCGAGGAATCTGGAACGCATCGGCGATCTGACCTTCAACCGTACAGCGATAAAAACCATTGAATTTCCTGCATCACTCACAACAATTGGTGTGGGAGCGTTTACAGCTTCCAAGCTTGAAAATGTGTATATACCTGCAACGGTAAAAAATTTCGGCAGATATGCATTTTTTCATTGCGAGTCACTGACCAGCGTCAATATTCAGTGCGAAAAAACAGGATCTATTGCGTTTTCCGGCTGCATTTCGCTGACGAATGTCACGATTGGAATTGGCTGTAAATATATTGCGGATTCGTGCTTTGTTTACTGCGATAGTCTGCGGAAAATTACGTATGAGGGTACGCTTGCACAGTGGGCGGAGGTCAGAAAAGGAAATCTCTGGGACGGTCACGGCGGCGTTCAGGAATCGGTGCTTGAAAGGATCCGGTGTACCGACGGTTTTATGGAATATGATGCAGAAAACAAAGTATGGAACGAGGTGAAGAACTGATGTGGAAATTCCTTGTAAAACAGCAGAAAATTGAGGTTCTGGAACGTGAAGTGATAGCCGACCACCAGATCGCATTTGTCAACCTGAAATTTACCTTTGACGGCGACTGGAAGAAGTTTCACAAGGTGGTGCAGTTTTCGCAGTGTGATGAAGTTTACAGCATTGTTCTGGGATTTGACGGAACTTCTTGTAAACTGCCGTCTGAGCTTCATGCAGGCGCGGTGAAGATGTCTATTTTCGGATATGATGCGGAATCGGATACCACAGTGAGAGCAACGACTGTTCCGATTACCTTGAATATTCGTGAATCAGGATTTGTGGGCGATGATGATACGCCGATTCCGCCAACGCCCGATTTGTACAAACAGCTTTTACAGAAAATTGCGGAGATTCAGTCAGGTGCCAATGGAAAAGATGGGCTTTCGGCTTATGAAATTGCAAAAGAAAATGGATTTGTGGGAACGGTTTCAGATTGGCTCGAAAGTCTGAAAGGTGCGGACGGTTTGCCGGGTAAGGATGGTGCTGATGGACGTGACGGTAGGGACGGTAAAGACGGGGCAGACGGGCAAAATGGTGCTGACGGTGAAAATGGTCTATCCG